ATGGACGGCGGACTGCTTGGTTGCATTCCGGTTGAAGGATGTATCACGCAGGATGGCCGGGGACAGATCGCTTTAAAGATTTATATCAATGGCGATTGTAACGCTGTTGCAAGCAAAAAAATTAAATATTGCCCGATGTGCGGCAGACCGCTTTAAGTGAATAAAAAGGGAACATGATTAAAGCTGAAAAATGGCATATAAAATACAAATATTGTTATTTGACATTTTAAAGCCGATTTTAGCCGATTTTAATATTTTAAGCATTATTTATTAAGCAAGTACATAAAATGCCCAAAATGGCATAAAACTTTTTTAAATGAGTATATGATTTTGAATTTGCGTCTGGGGAAATTTTAAAAATGCCAATTAATAAAATTAGGGGGCGCATATGACAGAACGAGATATAGCATTGTCAATCCCTTTTGACAAAACACTTGGATATACTTGCCCGAAGTGCTTAAGCGTTGGGATTGGCGCTAAATGGGCGCAGGGAACAAATTACTGTCCGAAGTGCGGGCAAAAGATAAAACTGATAGAGAAAAGAGACTGGCCGCTGGTCCTGAAGGAAGCCGAAAAGATTCCGGACATTACTGAAACGAATATAGTTACAACAGCAACGGATTTCAGCGAAGGGCTAAGCAGCGCTAAAAAATACATTAACGGCGTATACATGGAACGCCTTAAGGCATATAACGACAAAAATGCTCAGATCGAGGGGCAGATGAGCATATTTGATTTATGATTTAAACCGGCAAGACAATCAATCATACTCAAAACCAGCAAAAAAACAGCAATAAATACAAAAAAAGACGCGAAAAACGTCAAAATAAATGAAAGGGGGTTAAATGTGTGCGCGATAATATACCAGCTTGCCGGTTTAATATAAAAGGGCCAGATGCCCAGATGAATGAAGATAAGCTGAAAAAGTTTGAAATAGCCGGCGCAATCATGATGTCAATAGCAGGAATAATATTGATTACAATATGCGGTTAAAGGGGGCAAACGTGGCAGATTACAAGAGATTATTCCGGATGCTTAAAGATAAGGCTGTATGCAAAGCAGTCGTTGGAGATTTTATCATTTACCGCAAGAGCTGGCTGCAGGATCACATTGAGCAGGAATACATCCTGCAGAAGTCAGCCAGGGAAATGGCAGCGGTTAAATTTGACATAGATAATTTTAAAAAATTTGTACAAAGCGAGAAGGATTCAGGGAATGAAGCTTAAATTGTTTATGCTTGCAATATTAGTGGGGGTATACGTATGGATAATAATGCACGAAAAGAGCTGAAGGAAGCTCAGAAAAATATAAAGGATGGCAGATTATTCTGTCTGGCTTGCTCCGATCCGGATGTAATGCGTGCAGTAATGAGCGTGTTTAACACTCCGGAAAAAGACGAATATCAGCTTTTTCAAACAGCCAAATTGCTGGATGGTATGAATGAGCTTGCTTTTAAGGCGACGCGCGAAAAATGTGAAGTAGAAGCATCGGCATATCTTAAGGCAATAAACGACGTTACTGAGATAATCGCTGATTGTTTATAAGGGGGATAAATGGATAAAACGGAAAAAAACATTTGTATCGCCAGGGCAAATGAATTTATCTATTTTGGGAATTTTTACAAATGCCAGATAGAAGTTGCAAAAGGCGAAAAGTGGGAGATCATACACCAGGGCGGAAGCTTTACAGTCCTGAAAAGGGGCAAAGTAACAATAGAGCTATGCAGTCAGGACTTCCCAAGATACTTTGAGCAGTACGCGCCGGAATCAGGTAAATTTGCGCTGTATCAAGAATTCACATACACCGAGGAAGACGATGCAGACAAGATGGCTGCGCGCTTACATGAACGGGGATTTGTGACAACGAAATCAAATATCTTAGATACAGTATATGTCGTTACTATCACGAAGCTGCCAGAGGAATTTAATCATGAGCATGAGGTATAAAATGACAGTAAAAGAGGCTTTTGAGAAGCATAAGGAAATAGCGATTAACTATGTTTTTTATACAAAATGTCGTCAATGTGGCAAATACTATGAGGAACTTGATGAAGAGTATTCTTTTGAAGGAGATAAAGAATACTTTTTGGGAAATTGGCAACGTGAATACGGTGTGATTGATTTTGATGATGAAATAGAGCAGCTTGAAGGCGAAGAATGCAAATTCGTACTATACAGAATGTCCCCAGATGAAGGTCTATGCAAAAGCTGTGAAAAGTCAGATGACAGATAGTGAGGAATAAAAATGGAGACGTATAAAATACTAACACCTAAGTTTAGAGAAGAAATAAATCAAGGTTTTGACAGTGCTATAAAAGAATTGCGCGAGTGTAAATCAAATGGGTTAGTTAATGCCCAAATAGAGGGATTAAAGATGTGGAAAAGATACATTGACATTTTGCCAGATGGTATTCCACTTCCGGTCAGAAAGTGAGGGTGAGAAAAAATAAAATATGACAAGAGAAGAACTAAAGGAACATTGTGAAAAGCAAATAGAAATGTGCGAAATGTGGGCAAGGTGTAAAGGCAAAAAGCCCAGTGGCAAAGTCTATGAAGAACACAGGCTGATACTGAAATTGTTAGAGCAAGAGCCAATTCTTGACAAGATAACTGAAATTATAGAGCCATTAAGACATTTATCTTTTGACGAAATGACTGATACAGAGCAACAGTTACTTCAAGTGATTGACAAGCACAAAGCAGAAAGTTAGAGGGTAAGGAATGACAAAGGCAGAGTTGATGCTTTATGTTGGGGAAAAAGTGCATATATATTTCAAATCTGGAGAAAGAGACATATATGGAACATTAGGATATGCAGATGAGTTTTCGGCAAAGCACAATTATTGTAAACCAGACTATTTTTACGTAGGCAATACATCATTCAAGGTAAGCCATGTAAGAAAGTTGGCAGAAAGTGAAAAATAAAATGAATATGGATTATTCTAAAGCCTTTGAATTGCTAAGCCATGATGCAGAAAAGGAAAGAAAAAATAATTTTGTAGACGTCTATGAGTTGTTTGAAGTCGATAATAACTTTCATGATACCGTAGAACGTTTTGCAAATGTATTAGGCGAAGGAATAGCGGAAGTTCTGGAACGGTTAAACAGTTGTGTAAATGCTCTTGGTAACGTGGCGGAAGCGGCTGCGAGCCTTAAACTGTATGTGGAACAGCTTAAGAATTTAAAAGAGCTTGCAGGTGTAAGACCGCCCAGCGAAATTAAGAAAGAGTTAAAACATGAAAAGAACCCTATGAGAATTAAGCAACTCAATAGGGAGTTAACAGAATCGTATAAGCGGTATAGAAGAAAGTGAGGTTTAAGGAATGATAAAGATAATTAAACCAGGAAACTATCAAGTAGTTACTTGTCCAGTGTGCAAATGCGAGTTTTCGTATGAAAATGAGGATATTAAATGGGGAGATCAGAGAGATCCTTATAAGGTAGTGGAATGCCCTTGTTGTAAAAATCGTATTAACCTTTTTGAGCTTAGATAAGGCAGAAAGTGAGGAGCAGGAAAATGGCGACGTATGAGTTAACAGCAGAACTAAATATAAAAAATCTTATTTTAGAATTAAGGGAAGTATCGCAAGCATTAAATGAGTGCGCAGATAAACTTTTTATGATTGAAATTAAGTACAATAAGGATCAGACGGATAATGGGAATAACGATTGAAAAGGCTATAAGCCATTTAGACACGTATTCAAGCACAATGGGAAGCGGACAAACTACTCAGGCACAACATGAACAGTCTAAAAGAGTTGCAATAGACATCATGCGCAAATACAAAACGATAGAACAGATACTTGATGATTGCGACCTTGAAGCATGGGAAGTGTTAGAAAAGGTTAAAGAGGTGGTAAAAGATGGGAATAACGATAATTAGAATTACATTTCCGATAACAATATTGGCTATGCTATATATTGTGGCATTTATAAGCAATAGACATTATCGGCATAACGAAGATGTTTTGTTTATATCAAAAAGCCAATGGAAAGCTATATTTCTGTTAATGCTACCGACTTTGATAGCTGTATTTAAGAGGTGATGAAAATAACGATTGATAGAAGTGAGAGAATACTTATAGATAGGTATATCGATACTTATGTGGTATGTGGTGGAGCTAATTACAACCCTACAATCAATATCACTAGAGAGGATTACGAAGCATTCAAAACGGCAATAGGTATAATGCGCAAGTATCAAGAAATACAAGAGATAGTAACTGAGTGGCAGAAGCAGAATGATCCGAAAATTAGATTTGTTGCAAGTAATTCCAGTATGAAAAAGATAACAGAGGTATTAGAGGGGAATGATAAAAAAACGAAATCGTTTGATGAACCGTAATTATTCTGTATGCGCCGACAGGGCAGCAGGACATACCTACAGACAAATTGCAGAAAATAATAATATTTCTATCACACGGGTGCGCCAGATCATAAGCAGATGGATGGCCGAATATATAAATCAATATAAGCCACTTTATTTATGCAATCCGGAGCTTAACAAGAAATGCGAGAAGACTTCCTGCCAGACAGATTGCTTCCACACGACTAATCCGGAATACAGCCTGGACGGAAAGAAGTACAATATTGACCTTAAAACATGCGAAATAAGGGAAATCCCAAAGGGGAATGAATGAAAATCTTAATAAAAGACATATCAGGCAATAAATTTGTAACGTATATCACATGCGACAATTGCAGGAAGCTTCTCAGGAAATTCACTTACGGCGGTAAGCGCGAAAATCTCCGGGATGATCCTGAAAAACTGAAAGAAGACATCAAAAAGCAAATGATTAAGGCAGATTTAAATTACTGCTGTCATTGCGGTAACAAAAATTTTGTAAATGATTCGGAAACTAACAAAAAAATTGTAAACGAGGATAAAAACGAATGACTGCTGCGCTTATTATTGCACTAATTACGACACTTATCTGCATAGCAAGCCCAATATTATTGATATGCAGCATTATGCTATGCTGGGACCCTCATCTTATAGTTATATTCTTGGCATGTGTAGCGGCGGAATTTTACTGCCTGATGCTGATTTTTTACAAAATAGGCCGAGAGGAAATTAAATAAAAATAAGGGGGATAAATGGAATATTACGAAAAATTGCGAAACGCTTTCGAAAAAAGCGGATACACACAGAAAGAGCTTGCCGATAAAGCTGGAATAACAAGCTCATCATTATGCCGATACCTGGACGGCAGCAGGGAGCCAAAAGCGACAGTGTTGCTTAAATTGTGCAAATGCTTAAATATCGACATATATGATTTATTTGCAAATGATCCTGAAACTTTAGGGAGTAAACAGGAACATTGGAACGATGATAAATGAAAACAATGATTGTATTTCCGACATACAGAGCAGCAGATCATACATTCCGGGAATGTATGATAAACCTACACAGTGTTGTTTTTAAAGCAAGAAAATATCCGCTTAAGATAACATTTATTAACGGGGACGAGTGGCTGTTTACCGTAGATACAGCAAGAAATTTAAGAGGTTATCGCGGAGAGATTATTCGCGCATATGGTTACAGCAGTCTAATGCGATATACCGAACATTTTATTAAAAATATAATTGCGAAAAAGGAGCAGAAAATCAATGAAAAATAATTTAGAAATATCTTTCGACTATCATAAGCCTGATATTGCGGTTTTAACTGTTTTTAAAACAAGCAATGCCTTTTTATACACAACGCCCAGCGTGCAGATTATAAAGACTCTTATAGGGCGCGAAGCAATAGAGACGTATTCCAAGATTACCGGAAAGCCAATCGAGGATATTGAAAGAGACTCAGAAGGGGCAACAGAATGACAAACGAAGAAGAAAGAGAAAAAGAAATAAGCTTAATCAGCAAAATTATTTGTGTGATTGTAACCTGGGCGAAGCTTAATGGCTATAATCCGAACGATGTAGTTAAAAAAATTAGCGGATGGCTGGGAGCTATTGATTCAATTGCAAGCTTCGAAGACTTTAGCCCTAACTGGTCCTGCGTAATAAGGGCGCTGGATGATGAAGCACTTGCGCAATTTATAATCGACAACATTAAAGAAAATTTAGAAAATTACGACGATAACGAAATTGGAATAACAAGCCCGTTAGGCGGATATATTGAAATGCGTTGCAGCGATGCTGCAGAGCTTACCGAGATTTTGAAAAGAGAGGTAAATTTATAATGACAGTCAGCTTGGGGGCTTATATAACATTGCTGCTTTCGTTTATCTGGTGCGTTATATCTTTTTTCAGGCTTTATAAAAAATATGAGAATTTGCTGGAAATAAACACGCAGCTTATAGATTTTATTGATTCAATCAAAGAAATTATCGACAAAAAAAAGCAGGAAAGGCAGCAGGATTGTGATGATTAAAGTAACTACAATTGTATTTATTTATTTTCTTCTGGGAACGATAACGCTGTCTATTATGGCAGCATATGACCGTATAAGTGATGATACTATTCCGATGCTTGACATACAGGATAATATCGAGGTTGCAATGGTAGTGCTGTTATGGCCTTTATTCGTATTGCTTGCGGTCCTATATGTAATATTTGTGTGGATTCCGGCCAAGCTTGCCAAAGGCATAATGACGATTGTCACGACCATAATTTACACGATAAAGGCATTATCCGATAAAGATAATTAAATAATCCGATAAAGACAATTAAATAACAGGGGGATGAAGATCACTGTAGGGCGACTATTGTTGAGCCAAGGCAGCAGCTTATTGTATAACCAAAGCTGGGCGCCAAGGCAGCAGGTGTTTTGTTGAAGGGGGTAAAATGACAAGCAAAGAGCTTAAGCAGTTCTTCAGAGACATTCGCAAAGAACAGGAAGAAATACAGCAGATTAAGATATTGATCCAGGAAAAAGAAATGGAGCTGATGCCTAAAGCATTAACATACGACAAGGACCGCGTGCAGGTAAGCCCGGATGATATCTTTAGTAAAACGTGCGCTGCAATATCGGATTTGGAAATGGAGCTGGGGCAGTCGATCATGATCCTGGCAAAAAAACAGATGCAGGCCGAGCAGCTTATCCGAAAGATTGACGATTCTAACGAACGCAAGGTTATGCGCTATTATTATTTATCCGTAATAGATGGCCATGTACCAACATGGAACCAAGTCGGCATAAGAATGAATTATTATGAATCATACGTCAAAAAGCTACACGGACAGGCCCTTTTAAGCCTGGCTAAAAAATTGGGTACGAAATGAGACGATGATTAATGTTATTGTGATATTGGTATAAATGATTGCTTACCCCGATTATTTATGCCGAAAGAACTGATAGCCCTAACACACAAAGGGGAAGCACTGACAAGCTTGTCAGTGCTTTTTCAGTTTTTGAAAGGAATAATCGGAATGAGCGATAATAAATGGCATAGCGGATGGCCTAAAGAACCAGGCTGGTATAATTGCCTGCTGGATGGCGAAATGGAAATGCAGCTTAAATATTATGTCTGCCAAGTGGCAATGAAGCCGCACTGGGTAGATGCTAACGGCGATTATATCGAATCGATGGCGCATGTACAATGGAGCAGCAAGGCAGAGCATGAACGATAAGCTATATAAGTCGAAGCGCTGGGAAATAATGCGAGACAGGATCATGCGACGCGATAAATATATGTGCCAATATTTCAAACGATTTGGCAAACATGTACCTGCGACAATGGTGCATCATATATTCCCGGTTGAGGATTATCCGCAATATGCGATGGAACCGTGGAACCTTATCGCCTTAAGCAATGAAGCACACCAGAAGATGCACGACAGAAAAACAAACAAGCTTACTGCGCTAGGCATGGAGCTTCAGCGCAGAACAGCATTGCGATATAACGTAAAAACGTGAACATTGAAACGAAAAAATATTTTGAAGCCCCGCCCCTGGTTCAGGGGCCAAAATAGCTCCTTGGGGAGCGGGCGGGGGAACTTCGTAAATATACGACCAATTTTTAGGAAAAGGGGGTATTTTGGGGCAAGAGTGCCCTGAAACCCAGCAAATGCCTAGCATTAAAGTATTTTAATGCAAATGGCAATCTTCCAATTAATGCAAAAAAAAATTAGGGCAAAAAACAGTCAAAAATAAAGGGGTAACTAATGACACGTAAGCAGTGGAAAACCAAGATAAAAAAAGCCTGCACTAATGCAGGGACTTATAATAAATCTTTCGATGCAGCAATTGATACGCTTGCCGGCATTTTGGAAACCAGAGATAAAACCCAAGAGAAATATGAAGCCGAAGGGAGCGAGCCGGTTGTCGAGCATACGAACAAAGCCGGAGCTACTAACATTGTAAAGAATCCTGCATTACAGATAATTGACAATTGCAATATTCAGGCACTTGCATATTTTCGTGATTTGGGGCTTACGGCCAAGGGTCTTAAAAGTATAGGTGTTGAAGTTGAGAAAAAAGAGGAATCAAGTTTTGAGAAATTATTTGCAGACTTAGGAATATAAAGAGGGCAAATGAGGGGTAAACAATACAAGACCGTTGCAATTAAATACGCTGATGATGTTATCAAAGGCAACATAATAGCATCCGACGATGTGATTGCATCATGCAAGAGGTTTAAAGACGACCTTAAGCGCGACGATCTTGAAATCAGGACCACACAGCCAGACGCAGCAATCAGTATCATTGAAGGCATGTTCGTTCATCGCCAGGGCGAAACGCTGGAAGGCGTTCCACTGATGGGCAAGCCGTTGAAGTTGCAGCCTTGGCAGATTTTTATTATTTATAATTTATTAGGATTCTGGTATAAGGGCACCGAAGAACGACGATTCAAGGAAGCTCTTATTTTTGTTGCAAGAAAAAACGGAAAAACCAGCTTAGTCGCAGCCTTATCTTTCGCCGTGGCAATCATCCAGCGAAAAAGCGGCTCAAAAGTATATGTTGTTGCTGCAGCTTTAAAGCAAGCCCTGGAAAGCTTTTACTTTATCATGTTCAGCCTGCAATACAAGGGCGTTATTGGTAAATTTGAAATAAAAAACAGCTATGTCGAGCATAGCATTAAATGTGTATTTACTAAGGACGGCAAGCCAGATGGAAGTATTGAAATACAGATACTTGCATCAAATCCGGATGCGCAGGATTCATTCAACTGCAACTTTGCAATTGCAGACGAGGTTGCAGCTTACAAGAAGCCGGCACAATATAACAGATTTAAAGAAGCCATGAAGTCGTATACAAACAAATTGATGGTTGGCATTACGACAGCCGGAGATAATATCAATTCGTTTGGATATGACAGAATGATGTATGCGTCTAAAGTGGCGCAGGGGCTAATTAAAGACGATTCATTTTTTTCATTTGTTGCCAGAGCTGACGTTGACGAAAAGGGCAATTGTGATTATACGAACCCAATCCAGCACCAGAAGGCAAATCCAAACTACGGCGTAACAATAAGACCGCAGGAAATGATTAACGATGCGCTTCAGGCGCAAAATGATCCAAGACAAAGAAAAGACTTCTTAAGCAGGTCCTTAAACGTATATACATCCGCGATGCGTGCATGGTTCGACATAGACGAGTTCAAGGCAAGTGATAAGCAATATAATTGGAGCCTTGAAGAACTTGCAAAGCTGGGCATCAATTGGTATGGCGGAGCCGACTTGTCGAGAATGTACGATTTGACAGCAGCGGCATTATTTGGGACCTATAACGGAGTTGACATTATAATTACACATGCTTTTTGTCCGGTAACAATGGCCGCAGCCAAGGCCGACGAAGACAATATCCCATTATACGGATGGCTGGATGATGGATGGCTGACAATGTGTAATAGCCCGACTGTTAATATTGCAGATATTGTCAACTGGTTCATTGATATGCGCAGCAAAGGGTTCAAGATCAGGCAGGTAGGGCACGACAGAAAATTTGCCGGGGAAGAATACTTCCCAAGTATGAAGCAAGCCGGATTTAATATTATAGACCAGCCACAATATTATTATCTTAAATCTCAGGGATTTAGGCACATAGAAAAAGCCGCAAAAGACGGCACATTATATTATTTGCACTCCGAAGCTTATGAATATTGCGTGAGCAATGTTGCGGCAATTGAAAAGACTGACGATGCGGTCCAGTACGAAAAAGTTGAACAGACACAGCGAATTGATTTATTCGATGCGTCTGTTTTTGCGTGCATAAGAGCTATTGCAGATGCAGAGCGAAGCAAGGCAGCACAATCTTGGTGGGGCGATCAATGAGCAAAAAGAAGAAAAGACAAATTACAAATGTACAAAAGCGTGATAGTAACAGCTATGTAGGTTATTGGCTGTTTGATAATGACAATATTTGCCCAGGTTATACAAGCCTGGCAGATAATCCAGAGATTATGACAGCCTGCCGCAAGATTGCTGAGCTAATCGGTTCAATTACAATACATTTGATGGCTAATACGGAGCGCGGAGATCAAAGGATTGTCAACGAGCTTTCGAGAAAAATTGACATTGAACCAGAAATGCACATGACAAGATCGACCTGGATGCAGGGCATAATCATGAATCTGTTATTGTATGGCAAAGGCAACAGCATAGTCGTTCCGCATACGTACAATGGCATCCTGCAGAACTTGGAGCCCATAGGTTCCGGGCGTGTTGGATTTGAGCCAATAGGATACCGTGATTACAAAGTGCTTATTGATGGAAAAGCCAAGAATCCTGATAGTGTGCTGCATTTTGTTTTTAATCCAGATAAAAATTATCTCTGGAAGGGCAAAGGCATAACAGTATGTCTTAAGGACCTAGCTGAGAATTTAAAGCAGGCTTCGGCGACAGAAAAAGGGTTCATGCAGAGCAAGTGGAAACCTTCTGTAATCGTCAAAGTCGATGCGCTTACAGATGAGTTTAGCAATCCAGCAGGAAGGCAGAAGCTTCTCGATAGCTACGTTAAGAGTTCTAATGTTGGCGAGCCGTGGCTTATTCCTGCACAGCAGTTTGAAGTTGAGCAGGTGCGGCCCTTATCGCTGGCAGACCTGGCAATTGCGGATACAGTTCAATTAAATAAAAGGGCGGTTGCTTCAATTATCGGAGTGCCGCCTTTTTTGCTGGGCGTTGGCGAATACAACAAAGAAGCTTGGAACAGTTTTGTAAACAACACAATTAAGCCGCTATGTATAGCGATTCAGCAGGAGCTTACAAAAAAGCTGATTATAAGCGAAAAAATGTATTTAAAATTCAACTATCTTTCGCTGCTTGATTGGGACCTGAATACGATATCCGATGTATTTGGCGGATTGGCCGACAAGGGAATTGTGACGCCAAATGAAGTACGCGACAGAATCGGGCTGAACCAGCTTGACGGGCTTGACGAGCTTCGCATTTTGGAAAATTACATCCCAGTCGACGAGATTGGCAATCAAAAAAAATTGATAACAGGGGGCGCAAATGAATAGGAATGATAGACGGATGGCGACTGCATCCACACAATTTGTTACCCGTGACGATTCCGGAAAGCTGGCAATCGAAGGCTATTTTGCAGTATTCGACAGCAATTACGAAATAGGTCCCGGCATGTCTGAATCAATAGCGCAGGGCGCTTTTGATAAAACTCTTTCAGGCGACATCAGAGCTTTAATCAATCATGATACTACTTTGGTGCTTGGAAGGACCAAGGCGAACACATTGCAGCTACGCACTGACAATCACGGTTTATGGGGACACATTGATGTCAATCCGAACGACACCGATGCGATGAACCTATATAATCGCGTACAGCGTGGCGATGTAGATCAGTGTTCAATAGGGTTCGACATTATCAGCGAGGAAACCGAGTTCCGCGAGGATGGAAGCATTCATTGGACTATCAAGGAAGTTGAGCTTTACGAAGTATCGGCTTGCACGTTCCCAGCTTATGAGGAAACGAACATTGCAGCCCGATCCAAGCAGCGCGATGAAATTATTAAGCGCAAAAATGAAGCCTGGAAAGAGAAAATGTTAAAAAAAGTAAAAGGAGAATGAACAATGATAAGACCTTTTATGCTAAGAAACAATATCAATATAGCAAAAAAGAAGTTAGAAGCGCTTAGGTCAAAAGACGAAGATTTCAAAAAGCGTGAATCTGAGCTGACGCAAGTGATTACCGAAGCGGCGGAACTTGAAGGCGACGAAGCCGCAGAAGCTCAGAAAGCAATTGAGGAAGAAGTTGAGAAGTTTGATTCTGAGCAGAAAGCTCACGAAGAAGCGAAAAAATCTCTTGAAGATGAAATTTCAGAGATGGAGCAGGAACTTGCCGAAGCTGAAAAAGAACAGGATACTACTCCGGTACAGACCGTTGTAACTGAAAACGAGGAAAGGACAGGTAAAACAGTTATGCTTACAGTATCAAAGCGCAACAGATTCTTTGGCGGAAAGAATGTTGATGAAATTTTTGCACGCGAGGATGTCAAGGCATACTTGGCAGAGGTACGCGCAGTTATTAAGAATAAAAGAGAGTTAACAAACGTCGGACTTACTATTCCGGAGACATTTATCGGGCTTATTAAAGAAAACGTTGAGAATTATTCAAAGCTATACAGACACGTAAATGTGCAGGCTATCAGCGGAAATGCTAGAGAGATCGTTCAGGGCACAGTTGCAGAAGCTATTTGGACAGAGTGCTGCGCAGTTCTTAATGAGCTTAATCTTGCATTTAACGACGTTGAAATCGACTGTTATAAGGTTGCTGGTTACTACAAAGTTTGTAATGCAGTTCTTGAAGATAACGACGTTGACCTTGCTACAAAGCTTCTTGAAGCTCTTTCACAGGCAATTGGCTATGCGGTAGATAAGGCGATCATTTATGGCCGCAATACTTCTGCAACTCAGAAGATGCCGCTTGGTATTATGTCAAGACTTGTGCAGACTTCAGAGCCTTCCAATTATCCTGCAACAGCTAGACCTTGGGCAGACCTGCACACAAGCAATATTATTTCACTTTCAGCCGGACTTACTGGCGCAGCATTATTTAAGCAGATCGTTCTTGCATCCGGAGCTGCAAAGAGCAATTACAGTCGTGGCGAAAAAGTATGGGTTATGAACGAAAACACATATACAAAGCTCATGGCTGAGACAGTTTCCGTAAATGCAAACGGCCAGATTGTAACAGGCGTAGCCGGAATAATGCCAGTAGTCGGCGGAATCATCGAAGTGCTTAATTTCATTCCTGACAATACAATTATCGGAGGATACTTTGATTTGTATCTTCTTGGAGAACGTGCTGGCGCTAAATTCGCACAGTCTGAGCATGTATTCTTTATCCAGGATCAGACAGCGTTCAAGGGTACAGCAAGATACGACGGACAGCCAGTTATTGCAGAAGGCTTCGTTGCAATCGGTCTTGAAGGTACAACTCCAAGTGCTACAAGCGTAGCATTTGAGCCAGATTCCGCTAATATCGTTAAGGGCATCCTGCTTAGCCAGTCAGCAGTTACCTTGGCAGTTGGAGCAAAGGCAACCGTAACAGCTACAACATTGCCTATTAAGGGCGATGTAACATGGACATCCAGCGACGTTACAAAGGCAACAGTAACCAACGGAGAGATCACAGGCGTAGCATCCGGCAATGCTATTGTAACAGCGGTTAGCGGTTCCGCTTCTGCAAGCGTAGCTGTAACAGTTACAGTTTGATGGAATACTTAGTAATCAAAGATTTCATTGACAAGAATACACTTTCAGAGTTTAAGGCAGGCGATAATTACGTCTGCCCTGACTCTGAAAGAGCTGATAGTCTTATCTTAATGGGCTATTTAGCAGCAAACGAAACGGCAGAGCAAGATGATTCCGAGCAAAACGCTGCGGAATCTGAGGATAAAACAGAGGAAAACGCTGCGGAATCGCAGCAGGAAGAATCTGAAAAAGCTGAGCCGGAAGAAAAACCGCAAAAAGCTGCTAAATCAGCAAGTAAAAAGCCAGTGAAAAACAGGAAAGCGTGAGGAAATCATGACAGATGCGCAGATTGCAAGCATATTAGCAAGCCTTAAGGTTGATTTGGGAATACTACGCACAACAGCATACGACGAACGACTTACAGAGATCATCAAAGCAAGCTACCAGATGATCCAGCAGGAAGGCGCGACTTTAAACGTATCGACCTTGGATGATGCGCAGCTTGTTGTGATGTATTCCGCTTGGATGTGGCGCAGGCGCGACACGGGCGAAGGAATGCCAAGAATGCTGCGCTACGCCTTAAACAATCGCGTATTAAGCGAGAAAGCAGCCGAATGACAGATACATTATTTCTCTTAAAAACAACATATGAAAAAAATAAGTACGGGGTCCCGGTTCCGACAAACGTAAAGCATGAAACTTTTTGCGAAAGAAAATCTATTTCAAGAAGCGAATTCTTTAACGCTGGAAGAAACGGTTTGAATCCTGAATATGTTTTTTCCGTGTTCAAAGGCGATTATGAAGGCGAATCGATATGCGAATATAACGGGGAAACATACGCAATTTATCGTACTTACGAGACAGACGACGATTACATCGAATTATATGTAGCGCGTAAAGGCGGGACCAATGGCGAAGAAAGTAACGGTTGACAATCTTGCGGATGAAATAAGCAAAATTCTGGACGAATATACTGACGATATCCAGGAAAATATTGAGATAATCAACAGGAAAATCGGCCAGAAGGGTGCTCAGGCTTTACGCAATGAAAGTAAAGAGAAATTTAATTCCCAGGGCAACAAAAACAAATATGCTAAGGGATGGACCTACACGACAGAGCACACAAGATTATACACAGTCGTTACTATACACAATAAAAGCCAGGCAGGACTAGCGCACTTGTTGGAATTTGGGCACGTATCTGCTAACGGATACGGGCGCAATTATCAGACCGACAAAGCGCCGGTTGCTGGCCGTGCACATATTGAGCCGGTGGAGCAGGAACTTATTTTGACTTACGAAAACGAGGTTAAATCAATAATATGAGCAGGAGCATGACAAGAGTACAAGTTGATGAAATGATCCAGAGCATAGGACTTCCCAACTCTTATTATGAGTTCCCTAAAAACACAGCTCAGGCGCCGCCATTTGTATGTTGGTTTTTTGCGGAAAATAATGATATAGCTGCAGATGATGAAAACTATGTTGATAAAGAGCGATTGGAAATCGAACTTTATACGAAAATAAGAGATTTTGAACAGGAAAAAGCCGTTGAAGCTGTTTTAAAAGCTAACGGCTTTTTTTATACAAAAGAACCTAACTTTATAAGATCGGAACAGATATGGCAGATAGCCTACGAAAGTGAGGTCATAATCAATGAAGAAGAACAAAGTTAAATTTGGACTGAAGAACGTGCATTATGCCGTTGCTACAGTCGACGAGCTTACAAACACGGCTACATATGCCAAGCCAGTGCCTTGGCCGGGCGCAGTAAGTTTTACACAGGACGCAGAAGGAGATACAACCAAATTCCGTGCCGACAATATCGATTACTGGGTAGGCAATTCCAATAACGGATATTCCGGAGATTTGGAGACGGCCCTTATTCCAAATTCATTCCGCAAGGATGTTCTGGGAGAGATTGAGGATTCAAACGGCGTATTTTTTGAGGATGCCGGAGCTAAGACAGTTATATTTGCGCTGCTATTCCAGTTTGAAGGCGATGTTAATAATACAAGATATGTATTGTATAACTGCACAGCTTCACGCCCAAGTATCACAGGAAACACAACAGAAAAAACAATCGAACCGGAAACCGAAACAATTACAATTACATCCGTAGCAATCCACAATGCTAATTTGGACAAGGACCTTGTTGTAGGCCATGTAAATGAATCTGAAACTCCATACGCTACATGGTACGATGCGGTATATCAGCCTACCGTTGTCGCAACATATTATACCGTAACATTCGACACAGACGGCGGCACAGCAATTGAAGATCAGCTTGTAAGAGACGGCCAGAAAGCAGAAGAACCTGCAGCACCGACTAAGAGTGGCTACACATTCGACGGATGGTTCGAAGAAGACACATTTACAACAGCGTTCGACTTCGACACACCGATCACCGCAAACACAACAGTATACGCTAAATTCAGCGTATAAATAAGGGGGCTAACATGACAAAGGACATAATAATCCGGGGTAAGACAATCACTTTTACTTCAAACGGCGCAACGCCTATATTTTTCAAGCAATTTTTTCATAAGGACCTGCTTAAATCAATATCAATGTCGGGGCAGGAAATTGAGATAGCAAGCGAGGATATTCCGGCGCTCGCTTTTATTATGGCAAAACAGGGCGACAAAGCAGATATGATGCACCTGAAAGAGGAACATTACATCGAATGGCTTTCTTTATTTGATCCATTAGACATTCCCATGAAGGGCGCTGAAATATTTGCTGTTTATCTATCAGATTCGATTCCGACGGAAGAGCCAAAAAAAAAGATGGACGAAAATCTGAGCGAATAACAAGCACTGCATTGTATCTGCTTAGATGCTATCAGATTGGCCTTAAATTGGCCGATATGGAGCAGCTAAGTTATGGAATGATCCTAGATATGATTACAGAGCTTAAGAACGATGAATACGAATATAAACAAATGGCGTCACAGGATGACATTGACAGATTTGCGAGGTAAGCAATGGCAGATAGGATTAAAGGCTTAAAAATTGTATTAGGAGCTGACACAAGCGAACTTGTATCGGCAATTTATAACGTAAATTCTGCCATTAGCAAAACGCAGGCTAATTTAAGAGATATTAACAAAGCTCTTAAGCTTGATCCTGGGAACGTTAATTTATTAAAAGATAAACAAAGTGAGCTGTCTTCAGCTATTGAGCAGACTAAGCAAAAGATCGAGGAAGAAGAAAAAGCGCTGCAGGCATTATCTGATAAGGGCGTCGATGAGACAAACGAACAGTTTCGAAATTTAAAGACGCAGATTGATATTGATAATGCGACACTTAAGGACCTGCAAAGCCAGATGAAGGACTTTGGAAGCGTTGGCAAGCAGGTTCTTCAGGATGTTGGTTCTAAAATGCAGGAAGTCGGCAAAAAGATTCAGAGCCTTGGCGATAGTATATCGTCAGTCGGTTCCAGTTTAACAACAAAGCTGACAGTTCCAATTGTGGCCGCCGGAACGACTGCGGTTGCTAAATTTGCCGAAGTTGACAAGACGATGAGCCTTGTCGCTCAGACGATGGGCATTGATGAGGAACAGGCCAACAGCTTAAACACTGCGATGGAAAATGCTGCAAAAAATTCAACTTTCGGCATGAACGATGCAGCTACAGCAATGCTAAATTTTGCCAGGGCAGGACTTAACGCCGAAGAAGCTGCCGCAGCAATCGCACCTGCAATGAATCTGGCCGCAGGAGCTGGCGGCGAATTGGAAGTCGTATCTGCAGGATTAACAGCAACAATTAACGGATTCGGAGACAGCTTCCAACAAACTGAATATTATGCCAACGTATTTGCAAACGCCTGCAATAATTCAGCGCTTGACGTTAACACGTTATCGGAAGCCATGAGCGTAGCAGCGCCTATTTTCGCAGCATCCGGCAAGACTGTAGAAGATGCAGCATTATATATGGGCATAATGGGAAATGCCGGAATTGAAGCCAGTGTTGCAGCAAATTCATTGAAGACCGGATTTGCAAGGCTGGCAGATGGAAGCGGCGAAGTCGGCAAAGAGCTGGAAGCTCTTAACGTGGAGATATTTAATTCTGACGGTACGATGCGCGACCTTGTTACCGTACAAAAAGAGCTGCATGATGCTTTCGCAGGACTATCTGAAGAAGAACAGCTTGCGGCAGCCAGCACGATTTTTGGAAAGAACCAAATGGCATCCTGGCTTGCACTTATCAATACAGCGCCAGCAGATGTAAGCGCATTGTCTGATGCAATTAATGTTACATCAAATACAACTCAGGAAATGGCTGACGCAATGATGGGCGGCTTCGGCGGATCAATCGAAAGTCTTAAATCAAGTATAGATGTATTAATGACATCCCTGGGCAGACTGGCAGCGGAATATTTGACACCAGTAATCGAGAAAATTCAGGGCGTTGTTGATAAATTTATGGCGCTGGATGATGAGACGAAAAATCATATTATCCAGATTGCCGGAATCGTTGCAGCCGTAGGACCGGTTTTATTGATCGTGGGAAAAGTAATAACAGGAATCGGGGCTGTAATATCTGCAGTCGGAACGATTACAACGGCAATCGGAGCTGTGATTCCAATTGTTACGGGAATAGGTTCCGCAATTGGCGCAGCGCTTCCGATAATTGCAGGAGTAGCCGCGCCCGTCTTGGGAATTGCCGCAGCAATTGGCGTGGTAATAGCTGCTATAGTCCAGATCATTAAGCACTGGGATGAAATTAAAGAGGCAACACTTAACGCGGTTACAAGCATGTCGACTGCCTGGGAAAATTTTAAAAACTTGGTTAGTCAAAAATGGACAGAAATAAAAACCAATGTAGTCAACGCAGTAAATAACATATTTACAAGCGTTGTAAATAAATTTGAACAAATGAAGACCAATACGGTCAATAAGATTACTAACCTAAAGACCAATGCGGTCAATACGTTCAATAACATGCGTGCTTCCATATCGTCAGTAATATCCAACATATATACTACGATAGTCAATGGCTTCCAGAATGCAGTAAGTTATATTACATCGCTTCCAGGCCGTGCAATTGGATGGGGGCGCGATATTATAAACGGAATAGTCAACGGAATTTACAACGCTTTTGGAAATCTTGTTAGTGCTGTATCTGATATCGCCAACACGATTGCAAGTTACATTCACTTTTCGGAGCCGGATGTCGGTCCTTTGGCTGATTTTCACAGTTACATGCCAGATATGATGCAGCAGCTTGCACAAGGCATTCAAAACGGAATCCCTAAGCTTGAAAATGCTATGTCTAGCATGACACAAAGCATGGTTCCGAGCTTCGGCAATGTAAATGGCGTTGCAGGTTCAGCCGGAGCAAATTCTACAACGACCAATTCAGTCAACATTAACGTTTACGGTGCGCAAGGGCAGGACGTGTCTGAACTTGCCGACCTTATTGAGCAAAAAATCGCAGATAACGTAATTAGACGCGGGGTAGCATTCGGATGATGCACTATTTAACATTTGCCGGAAAAAGTTCACATGATTTTGGAATCAGGATCAGCGGCGAAGGAACCTTTAACCGGCCAAAGCGAAAATATAAAGAATATGAAGTCACTGGCCGAAACGGTACGCTGCTTATTGATGAAAATTCTTTCGAGAATATTTCTGTTACTTATCCAAGTTACATGATCGAAGATATGCCGGATAAAGTTGAAGCATTTGCAAATTATATGAGCAGCTTCGCCGGCTATCAGAGATTAGAAGATACTTACGCGCCTGATGTCTTCAGATTAGCCCAATATTCCGATGGCCTTGACGTTAAATCAAGCGGGTATATGAACAGACACGGGGAAATGGATGTAATTTTTAACTGCAAACCTCAAAGATTCTTAAAAAGCGGAGAACTGCCGATTACATTCACATCAAATGGGACCTTATACAATGAGACACAATACGCCGCAGAGCCTTTAATAAGAGTTTACGGAAACGGCAACGGAAGCGTCGGCATTGGCAGTTATTTGATTACAATTACAAATCTTGACGTATATATGGATATCGACTGCGCTTTAATGGACGCATTTAAAGGGACATTAAACTGTAATAGTAAAGTATCTTTTAATGCTGATAATATCGCAATAAATTCCGGACAGAACGGCATTACGTTCACAGGCGGCATTACAAGCGTAGTAATTACTCCGAGGTGGTGGATACTATGAAGCCGATACTTTATGAAGGTACAGCTACAACTTTTCTAAATAATGGCCTGGGCAGATTATCAGACGCAATAAGCTGCAAAGTCACTGAAGAACGGAACGGCACATTTGAGCTTGAAATGACTTACCCGATTACCGGAATACATTACAGCGATATTGCAGAAAATCGGATAATTTTAGCGAAAACAGAAGATGGCGGAAATAACCAGGCATTTATAATTTATAAAATATCCAAGCCCTTGAATGGGATAATTACAATCAACGCGCAGCATATATCATATTTGCTAAACGGATATGTTGTAATGCCATTTAAGGCGGTATCCCTTGCTGATGCAATGGGAAAAATAAATACTTATGCAGTTCTTACTACCGGATTCACATTTACAACAGACATAATAAGCACTACAGCTTTTGAATTATCAAGCCCAAGGAATATAAGAAATCTTCTTGGCGGCGAAAGCGGTTCATTGTTGGATGTCTACGGCGGCAATGATTATAAATTTGATAATTTTAACGTAAGTCTCCTGGCAGATCGGGGAGCCGATAACGGCGTTACAATACGTTACGGGAAAAATCTTACAGACCTTAAAAGCGTAGATAATACAACAAATGTATATACTGGCATAGTTCCCTTTTGGGCGGATTCTGAAGGAAACAAAGTCTATATTGACGGATATGTGCTTTATTCTGAATATGCGGCTACATATCCGCATAAATATATTAAAGTCGTAGACTTTAGCAGCGAATTTGAAACGCAGCCAACACAGGCGCAGCTTTTGGCGAAAGCTGAAAGCTATCTGAACAACAACGAAGGCTGGAAAATTAAAAGAAGCATAGACGTATCTTTTATATCTCTTGCTCAGACAGAAGAATATAAAGATATTGCTCCATTGGAACGCGTGAAAATGTGCGATACTGTCACGGTCCAATATACTGCGCTAGGTATATCTTTCAAGACCAAAGTAATAAAGACTGTTTATGATGTCCTGACTGAAAAATACGACAGCATATCGCTTGGAGATACTACTTATACGCTTGCAAAAGCGCTGCAGGAAGTATCCAACGCAACAACAATGGCTGAGACAAACAGCGCAATCCAAGCAGCAGTAACCAGAGCGACAAATTTAATTCGTGGCGGATTGGGCGGCCATGTAGTAATGAGAGCTGACGGAGACGGACTTCCGCAGGAAATCCTTATCATGGATACAGACGATATTACTACAGCACAAAAAGTCTGGCGATGGAATTTAAACGGCCTTGGATATTCCAACACCGGATACGACGGCGAATATGGCACGGCAATAACAATGGATGGCCAGATCGTCGCTAATTATATTACAGCCGGAACATTTGACGGAGCACTTATTAGAGCTAACACAGTAAGCGCTAATGCTTTAAGCTTGGCAGCCAAAGAGGACCTTGGAACAATACACAGCTATATCGAAAAGGATTTAAGTCTTATTGCTTCATGGCAATGGCGGCCAATTGCAGATGGAACCGTGTCAATTGCTTCGATAGACGGGGATAGCTGCCTTGCGCTTAATGGTTCAAGCCTGGCAAATTTTGATGAGCAATATTACGCACAAACAACGATGGCAGGCTTTACTGGCAGCCCTACATTTACGATCACTTTCAAACAACGATTTGACAGGGATGTTTCAATTACTAGGCAGAGAAGCTTTTTTATTTACTACTATTGCTCTGATGATAATTTGTATTATACGTTTGTTGACTATATAAGCGGAGATTTTGAAGCCGGGCAATGGTACGAGTTCAGCTTTACATATACGCTTCCGGTCAAATCTGATACTTTGAATTTTACGCCACAATTCGGCTTATATCATGTGCCGGGTGCGGTCAGATACATTAAGGATATCAAAGTAAATGCAAGCATCGACAATTATGCCACAGCAACGATGGATTTTTCTCTTGACGGCTTAAGGCTTGCATTTGAAGAAATATCGCCAGATCACGATTACCTGCCATATGATACATGGGACAATATTGCCAGATGGAAAAATTGGTATCCTGATATGACGCCCGATCCTGAGTTTAGGATCGAGCAAAATGAAAAGTATGCTGTACTGGATGGAACAGAGCTGACAGGCTATAACGATTATGTAACCGTATATTTTGACAGCGATTACGCGGGAAAAGTCACTATTGATTTACATTTGAAAATCAGAGTCGACACAACGTTTACAATAACAGATTCAGGCTTTCGATTTGTAAGCTTAAGATATTACGACGAAGACAATATATTCCGCGTGCAAAGCGTGATTACTCCGTCGCAGGGAGAAGTTTTCGAAGCTGGAACAGTATACACATGGAATCGAACCGTAACGCTTTCTTATGCTGCTTACACACGCCCGCAGATTCATATTGCATATATTCCAGGCATAGAATTATACATCAAAGAACTTACAGCAACCGGCAAAGGCGACAATTACAAATCAACTCAGATATCAGTTAATCCCAGCGGATTAAGCTCAGTTGTTCAGGCAGGTCAGATAATATCGACAATAAATCAAAGTGCTGAACAACTTACAATACAAGCTTCAAAGATTGATTTGACGGGAGATTTAACGCTTAAAGGTCAATTCACAGCATATGATCCTGACGACCTGACTAATTATATCGATATGACCGAGGGCGAAATTACAGTTGTAAATAATGGCGATGTCATTTTTACAATCGATTCAGATCCTTTGATTGGAAGCAAGCCAGGCATATTTTTTGGAGATCCTGAAGATAGCTCACAGCTTGCAAAACATACTCATATTGATAATGACATGGTTACATGCCCGAACTTATATGCCAGAAGCACCGGAGATTATGAAAGCGATTTCGACACTCAGAGCACCGACATTGTAAGTATGGTATGCGAAGGCGAAGCAAATTTTTACGGCGGAATCATAGTAAAGTCTGATGCTTCACAGACCGGCGGCGTTACAAATACAAATTCATTTCATAACAATACAATATTTTATGGAAATGTATACAATTCAAGTGGCGGGACGGTTTTTGTTTCAGATCAGAGAAAAAAGAACAGCATCGAAAATTTGGCCGTTGATAAGGCGAGAAGCTTCCTGATGAATTTGAAAGCGCGGGTATACAAATTCAATGAGGATATTTCAAAATCCGGGCGCAAGCATCATGGATTTATAGCGCAGGAAGTCAAGCAGGCCATGAGCGAGGACTGGGGCGTATATATTGACGATAAAGAAAATGATTTTATCGGACTTAGATACGACGAATTTATCGCAGATATGGTTGCAGTAATTCAGGACCAGCAACGACGCATAGAAGCGTTAGAAAGGGCATTAAATGACAAGCCAAACAATTAATCTTAATTTAATCCCTAACGGCGTAATGCCCGTGTTGTATGTCTCACAATACGACAAGGGGCAGACGTGGAATTTTAATATTTATTCCGGTTCACAAACTTTCACAATTCCAACAGGCACAGGCATTGTAATTCAGGGCACAAAAAAAGATAATACTGGGTTCCAGTATCCTTGCACTTATTCCGGAAACGTAGTTACTGCCACAGAACAGCAGCAAATGACGGTTTATTCCGGAAAAGTAGAATGTGAGCTTGTTCTTACCAAGAACTCAGAGCTTATCGGAAGCTTGAATTTTATCCTGCAGGTTGAACCGGCAGCGCTGCAGGAAGATACAGTTATCAGTGAAACAGAGCTGCCGCTTATCGAACGGGCCGTCGAAATTGCGCAGGAGATAGACCAAAAGCTTGAAATCGCGGAAGGCTACACAGAAGATGCGGAAGCCTGGGCGAATGGTACAAGGAATGGCACACCGATTGGGAGCAGTGATCCTGCTTACAATAAGAATGCCAAATATTATGCCGACAATTTTGTCGGATATGTAACCGACACGCAATATACAGCAATTAACACGCTATTCAATTCTTAAGAAGGGGGCGCAAAATGGTAACATTATCGAAAGACGATACTACTAATGAGCTTAGTTTTAAGGGCTTATCCACGGACACAAAGCCGACTGTAAATTACAATTCGCTTAAGATTACAAACGGTTCGACGTTCTTCCAGATGGACACGCAGGAAGTATATTTCTATGACGAAGCAACGGAGAGCTGGCTTGCACAGCCTTAAAAGGGGGATAGCATGAAAGATATTGAAATACTTAGCATTGCGAAAACCTACGTAAATGAGACCGTAATCGGAATGGGAGCACTTAAGGGCGCACCCTGCCAGATTAAAAGCATTGTCGAAAATCCCACAGGCGTTTGGACAATTACATTCGAATGGGAAGATACAACCGGAGCGACACATACAGATGCGCTTGTTTTGCACGACGGCGCAGCAGCATCCAGTTATCCGTCGTTATCAAATCTTCCGACAATTAACGGCGTAACAATTACGGGAGATATGTCCGGATCAGATTTAGGGCTGGCAAATCTGGCCGCACTTGCTGCCGTAGCTACATCCGGAGATTATGCCGATTTATCAAATCTTCCGACACTTGGAACGGCTGCAGCTAAAGATTTTATTGTGGCAGTTGTAGAGAACAGCGCTAATCTTGTTACATCCGGCGGAGTATTTGCAGCAATAGCCGCGCTTCAGGAAGCAATTGAGACAGCTCTTGCCGATAAGGTTGATAAGATCACAGGCAAGGGCCTTAGTACAAATGATTACACAAATGCAGCCAAAGCTATTGTTGATTCGGTTACTACTAACCTGGAAAATAAAGTCGATAAAATTGTCGGAAAAGGTTTAAGCACAAATGACTATACAGATGCAGCTAAAGCTATTGTTGATTCGGTTACTACTAACCTGGAAAATAAAGTTGATAAAATTGCCGGCAAAGAATTAAGTACAAATGATTTTACTAACGCTTTAAAGACCAAGCTGGAAGGGATAGCTGAAGGCGCACAAGTCAACAAGCTTGAAAGCGTAAAACTGAATGGAACTGCGCTTACAATAGACGCTAACAAAGCTGTTAACGTGGCCGCTGTAACATCAATTAGCGTTCAGGGCACAGCTCAGACGGTAACAGACGGCGCGGTTGATTTGGACGTGCTTACATCTGATCAGCTAGGATTTGTCTCAGATACGCAATATACGGCTATTCAGACGTTATTTGCATAAACAGAAAGGAGATTGAAACATGCAAGCAATCACGAAAGTTTTTTCGGAAATTGTCAAGCCGTATATCGATACGGTAAAACAGACTTTAACTCAACAGATAAATGTAAGTGATGCTAAGAATTTATGCCCTACAATGAATCCGTCAGACCCTTTAACACTTGAATCATGGAGTAATTATTTTAAAATCAATGCTGATGGTTCAATAACGGCAAATGGAACCCCGCCAGGCAGAGTAAGCATAGCTTCAAGAGTAGTTCTTCCAGCAGGTCAATACATCATGAATGGTTGTCCTAGTGGAGGAAATTGGAACTCTTATAGAATTATGTTTCTAAAATATACTCCTTCCGAAACTGTCGTTTATGCAGATGCAGGCTCAACTCCAACTACTGTTACACTTGATGAAGAAACAGAGGTTGTTATTAGGGTGGATTTATATGGAAATTACACAGCAAGTAATATTGTTTATAAACCTATGATTTGTCTTAAATCTGCTTACGACCTTGACCCGTCTTATGCTCCACCAGCTAAAACCAACCAACAACTCACCAAAGAAACCGCAGAACTCATTGACAATCAGAATGTTAATGGTGTTGTGAATATGTTGCCACTTTCCTTTACTACACAAGTAATAAGTAATCTCACAATCACAAGGAATAATGATGATACTATTACTGTTTCCGCACCTAGTTATCCATACACTATTGATAATGGTGGCAATAACATTACATTTGCAATAGGTACATTTATAGGCGATGGAAAAACTTATAAACTAAGTGGTTGTCCTAGTGATGGTGGAGATAGTTCTTATGAGATATATCTCAATCCTAGTTACAAAAAAGATGAGGGTAATGGTTTAATATTTGCCTTTGTAAATGGAACTTCTTATAATGTAAGAATTGCACTTACAGATGGGTATACTCTTACAAAAGAACTCACATTCAAGCCCATGATAACAGTACCATTTTACAAGGGTGATTATGTTCCTTATGCTAAAAGTAATAGGGAATTAACTGAACTTACATCTCAATTAGCACTTAGCGTTATTTCTGGAAATGCTGGAACTGTATTCAATATATCATGCGATACTCCGTATGCGCGTGCTTTAGTTATTACTCCGTATTCAATTGGTAGTATAGCTTATTGGAGTGGTACGTTCCACTACATTCCATTAGCTGTTAA